CTTTTCAAGTAACCTAAGCCAATCTTCTTTGTTCAACTTCCTCACCTCCTTTCCTTATCTTGATTATATTATATCACGGTATACCGAGAAAGTCAAGAGTTTTTATAAAGTTTTTTGAAAAAAATAAGGGGCAAAAAAGGGGCAAAAGGTGTAAACTTTTATATTTTTATGGTAAAAATTATATGTAGTTTATTTCTTATTTATGCTTATTTTATAAGGTTTCTTTCTATTATATACTTATGAAATATTGTCAGCTCTTAAAGAAGCAGTTAAATAATGATTTTATAAAAAGCCCGTCATATCAAGCATTTGAGCTTGTGTGACAGGCTTTTTTTGTGTATAGGGGGCAAAAAAGGGGCAAACTATAAAGAATCGAGCAAGTCCAGAATATTATCATCCATCTTTTTAGTAACGTGTGTATAGATTTTATTAGTCGTTCGAGAGTCGGAGTGACCAACTCTTGCCATGATTGCTTTTAGAGGTACATTGTTTTCTGCTAGTCTACTAACAAGAGTATGTCTGAATATATGTGAAGTCAGATGTTTATCTATTGGATTTTTTAAATGTTTATTTGCTTTCTGGATTGCTAAGTTAAAAGAATTATTTTGAATCGGTATACCGTTTTTGGTAACACAGATAAATCCAAGATCATTGAATGTTTTTCGAGTGTTTTTAGAAAGTTCATTTATTGAGATAAACTCTTTTAAAATTTCAATTTCTCTTTTTGATAAAGAAACAGTTCTGAAGCTTGCAGCTGTTTTAGTAGTCGTTTTGTGACCTTTTGAATAACCTACTGTCTTATCCAAAGTGCCATGGATTTTTACTGTCTTGTTATCAAAGTCAATATTTTCTTGTTTAATAGCAATAGCTTCACCAATTCGACAGCCATTGTATGACATGAATTCTGCAAGCAAACCTAGTCTATATGTATTATTTGTCCTGTATAATTCTTCTAATAATCTTTTTAGTTCATCCTCTTCTAAAAATTTCTTTTCTGTCTTTTCTAACTCTTCGATTGTTTTTATTTGTTTTGGAAGTTTTGCTCTTCTTGCAGGGTTGTCTTTGATATATTCAAGATTAACTGCATAATCAAACGATAGATTTAAAATCATTTTATAGCGTTCTAGTTTTGAACGAGAAATATCTAGATCATTCAAGAAACGCTGGATGTATTTAGTATCTATATTCTTAACTTTGATTTCTGTATCGAACGCTTCCTTAAAATCGTTCACGCTACTAGTGAGAGAACTGATAGAACTACCTTTGATTTCTTTCTGGTAAAATGTCCACCATTCATCTAAGACGTGTTGATAAATCGCATCTGTTGATTGTATATTCTGTAAAGTTTCTTCTATACGTTCATCCAATAGTTTTTGAGCTTCCTTTTTCGCTCTGGCAGATCCAGAATCTAGAGTAACAGATACCCTCTTCAATTTTTCAGTATACGGGTCTTTGTATCGCTCAAAAAATTTATACTTTCCAGTCGGAAGTTCTTCCATCCACATTGATTTTCCCCCTTTATTTTGTTAAAATGGGTATAGTAAAACGGGCTTTTTAATGCCTTTTACTATCCTGATTGCCTCACGCTCAGACTCGCCAAAGTTTGAGAGCGTGGGGCTTTTTTTGTTTACGAATTATGAACGATTACGTCCAACGCTCCCATTATTCGCTGAGCGTTTTCGATTGCATCCTTGTACTCTTTTGAAGTGTTTTTTACTGGTTTTCTTATTAGGTCAATGAATACGACTGGTTTATTAAAATCATTTGAGGTCACACGTATGGTCATGTTTAGAATTTTAGAGGACGTCTTTCTTTTTGCGACAACTCCACCTGCGACTGCTCCGATTGGTCCGAACATAGCCCCTGCTATCAGTGCTTGTCCGACTCCACCTGAAACAACCGCTTGATTGTTGATAATCAATTCATAAGAAACTAGATCCTCGAAAGAATACCACCCTGTATCATTTTTATCTTTTTTAATTAAAGATGGTATCAAAGACAAACCGCCTGTTCCAATCGCTAAGGCAGTTTTTCCAACAACTTTAGCAGTTCCACCAACTAGACTAGAGGAACCTTTTGCTTTTTGAGCCCCGTGGATCCGATACGTTCGATTGTTTCTGTCAATTTCAAGTGGACCGATTTTGTCAGTTCTTTTGCTTTGAGCTGGCTTTTTAGGTTGTTCAGGTTTCGGTTGAGGCTGAGCAGTGACGGCATAACCACAATTAGGACAGAACTTGTATCCCTCTATGGGATTCCCGCATTCAGGACAGAATTTCATATTTACCTCCAAATATTTTTTAAGTGACGTTTTGGACTCTTTATCTAAACCTTGTAAATATCTACGACCTCTCCGATTGTACGGATATCGTCATTTTCTGACAAGTGGATTTCCTCGTATCCACTATTTAAACTTTGTAAATACCAGGAACCGTCATAATCTCTTTTTAGCTTTTTGACAAAGTTCTTTCCATTGATTTGGAAGATGCCGATTGAGTTGATATCGACTTGACTGGTTACTTTAATAAACAATAAGTCATTATCTTCGATGAGTGGTTCCATGCTATCGCCTGCAACTTTAGCGATTGTGTCATAGCTTTCTGGCACATCTTCAGTTCTAAGTTTCACTTCCATATGAAGATTATCTTCCTGAAACGTTCCATGGCCTGCTGCAACCAATCCCTCGACATAATCTATAATGTAGTCGTCGGTTCTATACTTTTCTAGAACTGTGGTCGCTTTCATGCTGACTTGCTCGTTTAATAATGTAGTAGCGTAGTCGACTACATTCGCTTGTTTATCTTCGTCTAGTTGGTTGTATATTGCCACAATGTCGGACGAATTTTCAGCCTGTTTATGAAAATCTATCCCCTCAGCGAGACTTTCTGGACGAATGTCAAGAGCTGAGCAAATCTTAAATATATTATCAACGTTAGATTTTAGGATTCCTCTATTTAGAATAGAATTGATAGTAGAGGCTGGCATATCAATCTTCAATGCCATTTGTCGAACGCTACCATATTTTAATTCTATAAGTTCTCTTAGTTGTTGTTCTGTCATGGCTCTTTCTCCTTTTTATTCATTATAGCACACGAAAAATCGTTTGTAAAGAAAAATAAATTTAAAAAAATGATAAAAAAGGGTTGACAATGAACGAAAAATGGTTTATTATATAACCAAGCTCAGCAACGAGCTTAATTTTAAAGTTTAATAAACGAAAATTCGTTTAGAAAGGAGTTGCATATATGTTGAACATCGACATCGCACGAAAAGAGAAGGGGATTTCTATCGTAGATATTGCAGATTATCTGTCTGTTAGATCTCAAACTGTCAGCGACAAGCTAAAAGGGAAATATCCGTTCACGTTCCAAGAGGCTATGTTAGTCCAAGAAAAATTCTTTCCAGAATATGAACTAAAATACCTTTTCACTTCAGCAGAGTCAACTGCTTAATTTTTTTAATCAAGTGAACGAAAATTCGTTCAAGAGAGGAGAAAACAATGAAACCAAATAACTTTAAACCAAATCGGGTGAATATTTTAGATAGTCGTTTCTATACACGGCTAATTGTTGAAACAGAGGATGGAGCGAAAAAAATAGCAGAAGTCACACTAGATGATGTAACGTCTGCTACAGGATATGTTGTAAGACTAAGACCAAATTATGACTAGCCTTTAGGAGGGAATGGATCTTTACCGTGGCTGTCACGGCTTTGAATTCTTCCATCTTTGCCGTGAATGATTAGTTCGGAACCTTGATTTCGTGAAATTTGTCTAGCAATATTTGTAGCTTCACTCTTTGTAGTAGTATGAACAGTTGCTCTTGAATTGCCAGCACCTTTCACGTTCCAACCACCATTTTTGGCAGGGACAACATGCTGATTTTTACCCATGATTAAACCTCCTTTCTATCGAAATTTTGACTAAAACGGTGAGAGGTCTCAGTCAATAATGATTATAACATAGATAACAGAAAAACACAACATATTGTTGAATAAATATATATGTTAAACAACATATAGTGTTAGAGGTGTAAAAATGTGGGAACAATTAAACAGAATAATGCAGGAAAGAAATTTGAATGGCAATCAATTATCTAAGATGTCTGGAGTCAACCGTAGTTTCTTTTCTGATTTAAAAAGTGGAAAGGTAAAATATCTTTCTTGGCCGAATATATGCAAGATCGCTGATGCGTTGGAAATCAGCATAGATGAATTAAGATAAGGGGGCAAACCATGAAAGAAAAACTAAACGAATTTCTAAAATTCAGAAGCCAGTTTACAAAACGAGAATGGCACGAAATTAACCAAGCCGTCGAAGCTCGTTTAAACCAAAAAGCCGACCAGTTGAAACTGGACGACTCAGATCTAGAAATCATTTCTAAAAGACTAGAAAAAGTTATCTAGACAGGGAGGTCTGAATGAACGAAATAATTCCAATTAAAAATCTTGAAATCAAGATTGATAAAAACTCAAAAGCACCTCTTGTTGTTTTGAATGGTATCGATTTTATAAATGAAAAAATAGGTTTGCGAGGATTGCAAATTATTTGGGAAACGAATAAAGGAGAAATCCCAGAAGGCATTATTAGGCTTGACCTTTTTCAAAGAGGAGATAGCAAACACTTTAGGGAAATATCCATTAGTCAATCATTTGAAGGTAGCTTTATAAAAAGGGAATAGCTGCTTTTATTTCCGCAGCAAATTTTAGAACAGAATCAAGTCTATCTTTGAAGCTTATTTCTAATTCTGCTATAGCTTCAGTCGTCAAATGAATAAACCAAAGTTGATTATCTACTGGCTCACCAGTTATATAACCATGCTTTCGTAATTCGAAACAAGTAAAACGTGTATCTTCAAAAGACCATTCAGGCATAATTTCTTCTTTTACATTTTGAACATCACCAAATGAAGTTGCTTGTTCTTTAGAAGAACCGTGTTCGCGACGTTCGATATACTTAGCGTACATTGAGCTTAATAAAAATTTAGCATCATTCGTTAAATTATCCATAACATCACCTCCTTTCTGCTTACATTATAGCAGAAAGAAATCGAGAAAAATAGAAAGGAGAAAGAATGGTTGAAAATAAGCGAAGTCAAAAACAATGCTTTCTATCAGTTTCCACAATGGTTACTAGATGAAGAATATAAACACTTGAGTCTGAGGGCGAAAGTTATGTACATGCTGATTTTTGATAGGCGGACGTTGTCTATTCAAAATGAATGGCACGATAAAAACGGAGATGTGTTTGTTTACTTTACAAATCAGCAGTTCATGGATTTGCTTAACTGCAATGAAAAAACGGTAATTAAAGCAAAGAAAGAATTGCAAGACTTCGGATTGATTAAAGAGGAAAGGCAAGGGGTTAACAAACCTAATCGTCTATATATTTCTGGAACTGTAAAAAATACAGGTCAAGAACTGCAAAAAATACAGTCTGGAACTGTAAAAAATACAGGTCAAGAACTGCAAAAAATACAGTCAATCAAGACTGATAATATCAAGACTAATATATCAAGACTTAATGAACCAGAGGGTGCTGGTGATAAAACTTTATATAGTGTAGAGGACGTACCACCACAAAATGATTTAGGGATTGTTCACGATTGGATTTTTTCAGAGTTTGGACGATATCCTACACCATTTGAAATTGAGGACTTGAAGTCATTCTTGCAAGACCATAGCAAAGAGGTTATCAAGTTAGCGATCAAGGAATGCGTAGGGAATGGTAAGCCATACTTTAAGTATCTTGATAGCATCTTGAGAGACTGGAAACAGAAAGGTCTTACAACAGTCGAGTTGGTCGAGAATAGGCAGAAGCCTAAGCGCTCAAATAGAGGGACAAGACGTCTAACACTAGACGATGACGGCTACAACCCACGATATGGATTTTAGGAGGTGTAAATGAGGTCAGTATCGAGCAAAGAATTGCAGGCACGAGCCTTGCAGATAGAAACCCTTTCTAAACAATGTGACAAGCACCCAGGAGTGTATCTGTGGCGGTCGACAAATCCTTGCACAGACGTTACGCAGACCTACTGTCCAGAGTGTACCCAGGAAGAAATCGACCGTCAAGCTGGAGAGTTGCTTGCTGAAGCTGAAGCGCAAATCCGAGACACACGGTCTTACGCATTGTTTTTGAAAGAGAGCATTATTCCAAAGGATTTGGAAAAAGCTACAATCGGGAATTTTGAAATTCATACAGAACAAGATGCTGCAGCAGTCAATTTTGCTAAACGCATCACGGCTGACTATGTGAAAGAACGATACAGAGGGAATACGATTATCAGTGGACCTCCTGGTGTTGGCAAGAGCCACCTGGCTATCGGGATCGCTAAAGCATTAAACGATAGCTTCCAGAAATTCCAAATGAGAAGGTCGGTACTATACATTCCCACCGTTGAATTATTCGATAGGATCCAAGAGGCTTTCACGTATAAAGACTCAAAATGGGAACAACGAAAGACAGTTAAATTTCTACAAAACGTCGACTTCCTGATTTTGGACGATTTAGGGAAAGAATCAAGCGTCGGTCAGGAAATTAAACAAGGCAGTAGCTGGATGCAGAAAATCTTGTATCAAATTCTTGAGAATAGGACAAATACAATCATCACTACGAATTACGGAAGCAAACACTTAGAGGGGCTTTATGAAAAGAGCCTTGTCGACAGAATTATGAAAGGAGACATGAAGAGTAATGCCTTTAAATTTAACGCAGACACAAACTCAAGAAGGACAATTGTCTAACGAAGTTGTCGAAGTAAGAAAGCAAATGATTGCTGATTTTGAAAGCAAATATTTCAAATTATCAACCTTGCTTAAGGATAGGCTACTGGTCACGACTGACGAAAGGTTCACTAGTAAGTTAAATGAAATGGTCTACTACGCTACGAACGGTAGCGTGTATACATTCGCAAAATAAAAAAAGGCCCCTGACGGCAATCAGGGACTTATCAAAATTACTAACTGAATTATATCACAAAAAGAAAGGAAAATCCATGCCTAAAATAGAAATCACTTACAAACCAGTAGGAATTAACGAAAAAGCGACTCATGGCGATTATGAGCATCTTTGTCAAATGTGGGAAGGGTTGACGGTTGCAACTCTCAAAACGTGGGCGAAAGAAATGCGCGATCATCCAGACTTTAAACAGTTCATTGACAATCCAACACACAAGCTAGTGTTTATCAATTATGAAGGTTTCCGATTGTTTGTTAAATGGAAGAGCAGAAATCGTTATCGTTCAAAAAAAGAAACATTACCAGAAATGTTGGAAAACTTGAAAAAAGAAAAACAATTAGGAGTTTTAGCATGAAGTTACTGGACAAACTTACAAAATGGTTTTTTAACACAACAAAAATTGAAGTCAATCAAGATTGGCGATTGGTTGCTTTGGATACAAATCGAGAGAACATAGACTTGAAAGAACAGTTGAAAGGTGTTAATCAAAGATACCACGACAAGTGTGTTGAAAATGAAATCTTGTATCAGCGCATCGCTGACTTAGAAAAATTATTAGAGGTGTAACATGAAATACTTTATACCAAAAATTGACATTGAATGCGAAAGTTTTGAAGAAACTGAATCATCTTTTGGTACATTTCCAAGGCATGAATACCATTTTAAAAACGGTTACGGTGCAAGTGTTATCCATCACGAGTATTCTTACGGACTAGAGTTAGCGGTGTTAAAACATGACAACAAAACTGAAGAATGGAATCTTACCTATGATACAAAAATTACAGATGATGTAGTCGGTTATATCAGCGGTAAAGAAGAATTAGAAAAACTTTTAAATAAGATTTCACAATTAGAAAAGGAAAATTAACATGACAGAACCAACTTTAGCAAGCCAATTTTTAGGAATTGCAACAATCATGACTTGTTTGTTTATCGCATTGCTTTTGATTGCATATAGTGAACAAAAAGCAAAACGACAAAAAGAAGAACAAGAAAAACTAGATAAAGCAATTATTGACGTTTACCAGCAAGGGCGAAATCAATTCAATAACATCGCACGCCAAAACATCAGAAATTGCGATAGAAAATTCACGTTTGACACACAAGCGCCGGTTGGATTGCGTCAAGACTTACTAGGACTACCACAACCAAAGGAGCAGAAACAATGAAAAAATATGAGTTATTAGTAGATGATACAATTACATTTTTTGGAGTTCAACTTTTCAGAATTAAGGCTTTGATTTCATTTAGTGGAGTTGAAAAAGGAGAAGTTGGCGGATATGTTGCGAGTGAAAGCAATTTAAGTCAATACGGCGACGCTTGGGTATACGGCAACGCTAGGGTATACGGCGACGCTAGGGTATACGGCGACGCAGAGGTATCCGGCAACGCTAGGGTATACGGCGACGCTGATTATATTGTTTTCAAAAATACATGGTCTAGCGGTCGTTATTTCACTTACACAAAATCGAACAAAAACTGGAGAGTTGGTTGTTTTTATGGTAGCGGTGCTGAATTGGTTGAAAAAGCATATAAAGATAGCAAAAAATCCGGTGATTTTTATAAAGCGTATGTCGATTTTGTCGAAAAATTAGAAGAGATTGAGAATATCCACAAGGAGCAATAATAATGAACCTTTACATTTGGGATTGTGGATGTTGTGACTGCGGACATGAATTTGAAGCGATTGACAGTTATCAGCCTAGCGAATGTGAAAAATGCGGAAGTACAGAAATTAGATGTGTATTTATCGGGAGGGAATATGATTGGTAGAAAAATGAACGCAATTGAAATTGAAGTTTTGAACTTGATTGTCAACCGTGCAAGTTTTGAAGAACCTATCACGGCATTAGATATCAGAAAAGAGACAGGCTTATCAAAGCGTATGCTTGAACAAGTCATCGAAAGCCTAAGGGTAAATTTCAGACATCCTATTGTGGCTAAGAAGTTCAAACCGAACGGCTACTATCTTCCTAAAAATGAAGAAGAACGACAAGCAGGTCTGGCACCATACAGACGGCAAATCCTAACCGAGCAAAAGAACTTGTCCATCGTTATGGCAGTGGATTTAGAGAAGTATTGGAAGTTAGAGCATGATTGAAGAACTACTTGCAGAAATTGATCAATGGCGCTCTGATTATATCCATCTTGGAGTTGAACTCGGAGAAATCATCAACGACCAACAAGATATTATTGTAAAACTACAAAACGAAAACAAACGCTTGAAGCGTGAAAATTGGAACTTGAAGAAAACGAAAGGCAGAAAAAAATGACAAACGAACTAACACACAAACAATTCTTTAACTCACCAGCAGTAAAGCAGAAATTCTCAGAAGTGGTAAATGGTAACGGTCAGCAATTTGTGGCCAGTCTACTTAGCATCGTAACAAATAACAACCTACTAGCTAAAGCTACAAATGAAAGCATCATGACCGCTGCAATGAAAGCTGCAGTCCTAAACCTACCAATCGAGCCAAGCCTTGGTTATGCGTACATCGTGCCTTACAAGAACCAGGCGCAGTTCCAGGTAGGGTATAAAGGATTGATTCAACTTGCACAACGTAGCGGGCAAGTGACACGTCTGAATGCTGGAGAAATCTACGAAAGCCAGTATAAAGGATTTAACCCCCTGACTGAGGATCTTGAAGTAGACATGACTGCTATTCCAAAAGAAAAAGAAAAGGTCGTTGGATATTTTGCATTCATGAGATTGGCCAACGGTTTTGAAAAGACAGTATTTTGGACTAAGGAACGAGTCCAAGCTCACGGTAAGAAGTACAGTCAGTCATTCTCTAGCAAGTATAGCCCATGGCAGTCTGATTTTGATGCTATGGGTCGTAAAACCGTATTGAAGCACATGCTTTCAACTTATGCCCCTCTTTCTACTGAATTGCAGGAAGCAATCGTCGCAGATAACGCAGACAGTACAATCTCAAATAAAAATGAAATCAAAGACGTTACTCAAGAGCCAGTTACTGAAACATTGGACGGAATTCTAGGAGCCCCTAACACGCCCACAGAGGGCAACAACGTAGTAGAGGGAGAATTTACCGAAGAAACCAAACCAACCCCAAAAACGGGCAAAAAAACGGCAAATCCTGACGAGTTAGCCTCTACCGAGTACCCAGCAGAAGAAATTCCAGATTTTGACGAAGAAACGGGGGAGGTTTTTGAAGAAATTAGCTTGCTAGAAGGCAACACAACAAATATCAAGGAACAGTAGTCATGGAAGAACTAACACAAGAGAACTACTACCAAGACACAAGCTACTTGACAAACTCACGCTTCAAACGGTATCAGCAATGCCAAGCGAAAGCCTTTGCCCTAGATAGTGGTCAATGGGTAGAAGAGAGGGACGAGACCCCTCTCCTACTCGGTAACTACGTTCACAGTTACTTTGAAAGTCCAGAAGCGCATCAGCAGTTCATGACTGAGAATGGCGAGAAGATCCTAGCTAAGACTGGGAAAAATAAAGGGAACCTCAAATCCGAATTTGTGATTGGCGACAAGATGATTGAGAGCCTGAAAGATGATGAAGGGTTCAACCGTTTGTATCACGGCTACTCATCGGACGACGTTCAAAAAGAATTGATTGTCTATGGCGAAATCGAAGGCGTGCCAGTCAAAGGTAAGCTAGACAGTGTAAATATGAGCCGTGGTTACTTTGTGGATTTAAAAACCATGAAGTCCATCTATGCTGAAGAGTGGAGCGCAGAACTCAAGAAGAAAGTCCCCGCTGCAGTCAATAACATTTTGAATTTCGGGTATCACGGTCAGCTTGGTTTGTATCGTGAACTCTTAAACCAAATGACAGGTAAGGATTTTAGACCTTACATCGTAGCCGTAAGCAAGGAAAACGTACCAGACCGTGAAATTCTGAAAATCGATGATGAATGGCTTGATGAAGGACTAGAAAAAATCAAGTCTGAAATTGTCGAAGTTTGGAATGTGATTCAGGGAAAACAGAAACCTAAGGAATGCGGTCATTGCGACTACTGCAGAAGCCATAAGAAACTAGGTACAGTCGTCACTCTGAACTATCTGATTGAAATGTAAATAAAATTAAACAAGCCGTGCATTCTTGTAAAACTGCGAACTAGAAAGTGTCAATGAAGGTTTTGTGACCTTGGACGAGCGACTGCCCGTATTTAGCCAAACTCACACAAAGGCAGTCGCATTTTTTAGATAAACAGGAGAAAAACAAATGCTAAATAAAATCGATATCCCAGGAACAACTATCACACTCGAAATCGTAGATAAGACCATCACGATTACAAATAAAATTGAATATGATATGCAGATGCATTTCATAAATGCAGACGCAGATACCTCTCTTGATACAAGTGGCGACGTGTTTGAACCTCTCTATTGGCTAGATATTAAGGCAACACCGAAAACGCCGACAGAGTATCATACGAGCCTTGGAATAAAAAGAGAAAAGCGCCACTTGGCTGAGCTTCAGAAGTTCTTTGAATTCGTTGAAGATAACAAGCGCAATCTCTTTGACATTTGTGGCATCAAGGGAGAATTGCAATGAAATCTCTGACCTTATCGTTAGACATTTCAACATCTGCGACAGGCTGGGCTTTATTTAAAGGCTCAGACCTTGTCCAGAGTGGTGTCTTGAAACATAAAAGCAAGTCTTTCTTTGAACGTGGGCGCTTCATGGCTGGAGAATTAAGAACCATTCAATTAAGAGCTTTACAACGCTATGAAGGACCGTTTGAGTCTATTGTAGTCGAGAAGAACTCAGTCATGGGTCCTAATCAACAATCTATGATCAGTATCGGAATTGTGACAGGTCTTATCCTTGGACGGTTAGTCGCTGACAACGTGTATTTTGTGAACGTGTCGACCTGGCGCAAGTATTGGAAGTTCAGCTATAAAGACCGAAGCAAGAAGTCTATGAAGCTGCAGGCGGTTGCTAAAGTGTCCGAAACGTTCGACCTGAACGTAAAAGATGATGAGGCAGATGCGATCCTGATTGGCTCGTACTTTGTAAACCACGGCCACGAATTCGGAGACCTAGAAAGCCACAAAATAAGTTAAGGAGTATAAATATGAGCTTCACTGTGACATTATATTTTGACGACATGGTAGATGAAACCCACTTTTTAAAAAGGAAGAGGATGCTATCAAATGTAGAACCCAACTAGAGAATAAATATCGAGGCGAGCGATTATATCGAGTCAAGATTGAAAGGGTAGAATGATGAGCGCAAATGAAGAATTGCTCAAGGGCTACAAGCACTCGCTGGAGCTGGCAAACGAAAGAATAGCTGAGTTATCAAAACCGACTATTAAATCATTAGCGCATTCACGGTCAGCGGAGCGTGATTTCTTTAAAAAGAAAGTGAAGTACTATGAAAGGAAAATCAAGGAGCTAGAAGAAAAATGAAACGATTTATTGCGATTTGGATTGTCTTGTCAGCCACTTTGAATATCTGGCAATGTGTCCACATTAAAAATCTTGAAAAAAAGCGCCCGATGCTGGTCTATAAGGCAGATAATAAAGGCGCAGAAATAAAAGGGATAGTCGTCAATAAAGAGAAAATTGGCGATATGCACACGATCATGGTTAGAAACCAAGGCGTATTCGTGGTATCTCAAGAGAATTATAATTCTTTAAAAATCGGAGACGAGGTAAATTTTTAAATGGTCAGCAAATTGGTAAAGTTACACATTTTGAGTCACGCCTTAGAATATTATCTCAAGCGTGAAGGCGCATCTCAAAAAGACATCAGGCAAGAACTTTCAGTCTTGAATGAAATTGAAAAAGAATTAGAGGAGTGTAAAAATGAAAAAACAGGAATTAATTGAGGGAATTGAAGCCGTACCAGCACATAATACAAGAACCAGACCTTGGATTGATAAGAAAATAGTTTTAGGGCTTATCAGACAACTAGACGAACCGCAGAAAGTCAAAGTTCCGCCGTTTGTATCGGTTTGGTATAGGGTAAACAAAGATAATTTATATAAAAACATTGCATATCTTTGTGCGAATTGGGAAAAATCAACAACAACTGACAATGCTCTTTTTAACTGGATGTCGAATACAGATAATTTTGTCCAAATTCTCGTCAACATGCACCAATTCGGCTACGAGGTCGAGAAAGATAAGTTGTATCGAGTTAAAATGAAAGGGAATATTGAAGCAGATAAGTTGGTTTATGGAAACTTTGTGGAGAAATACTTTTTTGCACAAAAATCTAATTTACCTAGTGTTAGAAATTACCACACCAAAAAACAACTAGAAAAGGCCGGCTTTGGTGAAGTGTTTAACAGTACATTGTTTGAAGTCGAGGAGGTAGAGGGATGAATAAATGGGAATTGATTGAACGGATAAAATGTTTAAAAAATATTTTCGGGAATAAAACTAAATATGTCGAAAAAGATATGGTAATAAAACTTATTTCTGAGCTAGACGAACCGCAGAAAGTCGTAGTACCGCAGTTTGTGGCGGATTGGATTGAGGAGTGCGAAGAAAAAGAGAAAACTTTGCTTAATTCTCTCTTATACACGCCTGAGGGAGTTAATAGCTGGGTGGGTAACTCAGACAATCAAGAATTATTCGCTCGTGCTTGGATTGAAGGGTACGAGGTCGAGAAAGAAAAGCGGTATTTGGTTAGAGTGAAAGGTATTGATGGATATGGTCGCTATCTTAATAAAGCTTCATCATCCAAAACATATTGTTTTGCATCAGAAATTGAAAAATATGGGTATAAAACCAAACATACCCGCAAAGAACTAGAAGAAGCCAACTTCGGCTGGGTGTTTGATTGTGAAGGGATTGAGATTGAGGAGGTGGAGTGATGATACCAAAATTTAGAGCGTGGCATAAAGAGCTAGGCAGAATGATGTTAATAGAAATTATGTATTTCTTTTTCTTTGACAACGAGCTTGAAGAGCTTGAATTGAATGATCCAGTTATGAATGATCATATTTCAGTTTATCCTGACGAAATCGTACTCATGCAATCAACAGGACTGAAAGATAAGAACGGTAAGGAAATCTTTGAGGGGGATGTAGTCAAAATGGCCAAGGATGTCTATTCTGAACCGACTCATTACGAGGTTGTAAGATATCGCGGTGGAGCATATCGTCTTGAGTCTAAGCAACACGGATGTGAATTGTGGCTACGACATACTAATTGTGAGATCGTGGGCAACATCTACGAAAATCCTGAGTTGCTGGAGGTCAAGAGTGAGATATTTTAAAAACCTATGTATTGTTTTATTCACATCTTTACTCGTAGCATGTCACCAGATTTCGAGTGGGACGGTGGTAGACAAGTACATTGATGAACCTCACACAACGTTCATACCTGTTATGAACGGTAAAAGTTCGGTACTTGTGCCAATCAGAACCAAAAGAAAATACATTCTGGTCGTTTCAGGACATGCAGGTAATAAGCAAGTTGAAGAAACATTTGAAGTGACAGCTGATGAATACATACGCTATGAAATTGGTAATACTTTTATACAAGATGCCGTTTTAGAGAATAAGGAAGGGGATAAACAATGAGACCTAAAAAATACCCATATTCAAGGACTACAAAAACAAAAAAATCAACTAAAGAAGAAAAGCTAGAGCTTGTGGTGTTTCCAAACATAGCCATCAGAAAAGATTTGCTCAAGCATGTCTACACGGTTGTCAGCTGCCATTCTGGAGCTAGTATTATTTACTTCAGGATTCCTAAAATTCTTGGATACGATGAACAAAAAGCAAAAGTAAATCTAAGTTATGAAGAGACACTGAAGATAATCAATGGAGTCTGAACATGGATAGACTTGAAAATAAATACGCACTTTATAAAGGCGATACTTTTATCACTTGTGGGACGTTAAAAGAAATCAGCGTAGAGACTGGGATTGCTATTGTTACACTAGTATCTTATGCTTCGCCATCGTATAAAAAGAAAAATCCAAATGGTAAACAACTAATAAAAGTGGATTTTGAAAAATTAAGCGACCAACAATGCGAGCGATTTGCGTTTATGATGAAGCAAAAAAGAATAGATAGTAAACTTTCAAGAAGTGAATTAGCTAAAAAGTTAGGTTACTCTTACGCAGAAATAATGAAATGGGAAAAGAAAATAAAAAAACCTAATCTTTATATAGTTGAAGATGTGGCTACGTTCTTTGATATCCCTCTAAATATTTTGATTGGAGAAAAATAAAAAAGCCGAGGCATTCACTCTACCTCGACAACGTTTTCAATACTAATATTATATCATAAAGGAGATAGAGAGTGAAGGCTAGAGAGCTTTTAAGCGAATTACAAAACCTTGACCTAGACATTCAAAGTCGAATAGACGAAATCAACGAGCTTGAGGCTGGTCTGATCTCAAGTCCTAAATGGTCCGAGGTTAAAGTTAAAGGGGGGCAACCCAGGAAGATTGACGACGTGTATGCTCAGTTGATAACTATGAAGGATGCAATCGAGCAGGACACAAATGCCATAATCAATCGCAAGATGGAACTCGGGCGTATGATCAATAAACTGAGCAATCCAAAACACAGAACCATTCTACGAATGACATATATCAATAAAATGTACGTAGATGATATCTGCGACAGTCTTGGTGGTATCAGTTCGCCCACTTATTATCGATTAAAAAAACAGGCAATAAAAGAACTTGATAGTATTCTTAGCAAACTGATAGTAAATGATAGTGATTGTACAGGCATGAAGTTTTAAAACTGATAAAATGGTAGTATCAAATGCTACGGCAGATGATACTCCTTTATGAAATCTGAGGGCTTCGCCCTCTCATGGCGGTGACGGGTATATTGTTTTATCTCCAAACTCAAACAAAAACTTATCTTCGGTTCGACTCCGAGCACCGCCTTAACTTATAAATGGTCGGCAGTAGCGACTGGGCCTTGCATGATTGCGTAGCTACTTATATCCTAGGTAAGTTATAAGCTAGGCGGTTTGATTCCGCTAGAGGTCGTAAAGGCTACAAAAAATAAAAAAACAAATGTAGTATCTAAAATGGCAAGGTTGTAGCCCCTTGCAGTTGGAACGTAGCTCAGTTGGAGGAGCAATATGACTATAAAGGGTCTGAAATGTAGGCAGGTTCGAGTCCTGTCGTTCCAATTGCGATTTTAATTCGCAGAGAGGTCTTGTATTAAGTCACACATTAGTGTGGCTTTTTGTTTTAGAAGAAGTGGAGGTGATGGACATTGGGTTAAATCAAAGACAAAAGATGTTTGCGAGCGAGTATTTGAAGACTGGAAATGTCTATCAATCCGCAATATTCGCAGGCTACAGTGATGCTTATGCTAAAACAACTGCTAGTAAATTGCTAGAAAATGCAAGCATTAAAACGTTCATACAAACAGAAACCGAAAAGATGCACGATGAGAATATTTTGAGTGCCAAAGAGGCCCTTTCAATTCTTTCGGACATCGCAAGAGGCAAGCGACTTGAAGAAGTTTTAATGATGAACCCTGTTACTGGTGAGGTGGATAGAGTCAAGAAGAAGGTAGATAATAACACGGTTATTAAAGCGATAGCCGAAATATTGAAACGATATCCAACTGCCAAGCAAGCTGAAAAATTGGAACTTGAGATTGAAAAACTAAAATCACAAATCGGCATGGATGACGAGCATGACGATAAGCTCGTTGAATTTGCTAAGGCTTTGAGAGGTGCTTTTAATGACAGGTAAATTCACCCCCAAACAAGAGCAAGTTCTTAAGCGGGTTTTAAATGACGATTTTTTTATTTGTGGTCTGCATGGTGCAAAGCGTTCAGGAAAAACCGTTCTAAACAATATGATTTTCATGAATGAGATTGCACGAGTGAGAGAGATAGCTGATAGATTAAACATTGATGAGCCAATGTATATTTTAGCCGGGACCTCTTCAACGTCGATACAAAACAATATCATTCAGGAACTATATAACATGTTCGGTATTGAACCGAAATATGATAAACATGGTGCATTTACTCTTTGTGGAGTCAAAATCATTCAAGTGTATACTGGTTCGATTTCAGGACTAAAACGTGCCCGTGGTTTCACTGCTTTTGGAGCTTACATAAACGAGGCATCATTAGCCAATGAACAAGTATTTAAAGAAATCATCTCACGTTGTTCAGGAGAAGGTGCACGGATTGTTTGGGATAGTAACCCAGATATCCCAACTCACTATCTCAGACGAGATTATATCAACTCTGGAGACGATATGATTATAGATTTTCATTTCAAGTTAGATGATAATACATTCATGTCTGATAGATACCGTGAGAATATCAAGAATGCTACGCCGGAGGGTGTTTTCTATGATCGAGATATTCTAGGTTTGTGGGTAACTGGCGAGGGTGTAGTCTATCGTGATTTTAGTGAGAAGATGTTTGTGGATAATGTACCAGAAGATATCACTAAATTCTATGCTGGTGTTGACTGGGGATATGAACACTACGGTTCTATCGTGGTTATCGGAGAAACCTCAGACGGTTCGGTTTATCTCTTAGAGGAACACGCACACCAACATCAAGAAATTGATTTTTGGGTAGGTGTTGCTAAAGATATAAAAGCCCGCTATGGGAATATCACATTTTGGGCAGATAGCGCACGACCTGAACACGTAGCTAGATTCCAAAGGGAACAAATCAAGACATTTAACGCAAACAAAGCAGTTTTGTCAGGAATTGAAGAAGTCGCTAAGCTCATGAAATCTGGGCGCTTTTTTGTTGTGTCAGATAAAGTTAGCCGATTTAAAGACGAGGTCTACCAGTATATCTGGAATGAGAAAACAGGCGAACCAGTCAAAGAAAATGATGACGTATTGGATGCGTTACGCTATGCGATTTACTCAAAACAAACACAACCAAAGGCAACCGTTAAGAGAAAATCACTTTACGGTCTGTAGAAAGGGAGAACATGTATAAATACTTAACCTATCCACGGGATGGATATGACGAAACAAATCTAAATGCTGAATTGATTTATAAGCTGATCCGCAAGCATGCAATCGAGCGAGATGAATTAAGCAAATTAAAGCGTTATTACATCGGAGAACATTCTATTCTCAAACATGAAAGGCGCAATCCTAACGCTCCAAACTTTAAAACGGTAGCCAATCATGCGAAGGATATTGCAGACACGGCCACAGGTTACTTTCTGGGCAGTCCGATTACCTACAACAACACAGGTGAGAGCGACCTTGAACCGCTACTTGTTGCATTTGATAATGCAGAAATCGACCAAGTAGACACGCAGAACGCTCTGAACATGGCTATTTATGGTCGTGCTTATGAATACATCTATGTCAAGGAAGGTCTGAACGAGCTTGATTCAGCTAGTCTTGATGTCGAGAATACCTTTATAGTCTATGATGATAGTATTGAACGTAAACCCTTGTTTGCGGTGTACTACTACGAGGTTAAGGACGACACAAAAGACACTAAGACATACCAAGCAGAGGTTTTTACACAGAACTTGCATTATCACATTGTTTTGCATGATTCGTCAGGGTCGTATGTTAAGAAACTTGATGTAGAGCCACACCACCTTGGTCAAATTCCAATCATTGAGTATAAGAATAATAATTTTGCGATTGGCGATTATGAGCAACAGATTAGCTTAATTGATGCTTATAATTCATTGATGGGTAACCGTGTAAACGACAAAGAACAAGCAATTGAGTCTATCCTTGTCTTGTATGGAGCACAGTTAGGAGACACGCCCGAAGAAGCCCACAAAGCCATGTCTATCCTTAATGAAGAAGGGCTTTTGGAGTTGCCAAGTGATAGTGCAAAGGCTGAGTTTTTGAAGAATACGCTGGACGAAAGTGCTACTGAAATCTTGCGTAAAGCCTTGAAAGAGGATATTTACACCTTTAGCCACGTACCGAACCTAACGGACGAAAAGTTCGCTGGGAACAGTTCAGGCGTAGCTATGGAGTATAAGTTGCTCGGACTTGAAATGATTACTAAAGTCAAAGAGTCTAACTACAAACGTGGACTTAGACAGCGTATTGGTATCTTCGCTAAGTACCTGGGACTGCAGCAGATTGCGCTTGATGCTAATTCGATAGTACCTCAGTTCAGTCGTGGATTACCTAAGAACTTACTTGAATTGTCACAGGTTATCAATAATCTTGAAGGTAAGGTGTCACTTCGTCAACTTATTTCTCTTTTGCCATTCGTTGAAGATCCTGATGCTGAATTAGAAAACCTCGAGGAAGAAAAAGAAAAGAACATGGAACGTGTGCCGTTCTTTAATCAGGCGAACACGAAGCCAGACGAAGAGGTGACAGATGAAGAACCAAGACTATTGGACCAAGAGGAAGGCTAATCTCATCTATGAGCAGATGGACAAGGCCGAGAAGCAAGCGGACAAGTTTGACAAGGTCTACGAAGAAGCCAAGGTTTACCTTGATAAAGAAATAAACAAAATCTTTGATAAATTCCAGCGTGACTATGGCTTGAGCGAGAGTGTAGCACGGCAGGTCTTAAAAACCATGAAGGACAAAAAAGACCTTGCCAATCTACGTAGAATGCTCGAAGCTAGGCCGAACGACCCAAACATCCAACGGTTGCTGGCAGATTTAGACAGTCCAGCTTATACCTATCGTATGAAGCGGTTAGAGCGTTTAAGTGCTGACTTGGATTTGATGCGTAGTTCTATCTATCTTTCTGAAAAACAAGGCTCAGATGGCTTTTATAGCGACTTGATGAAGGATAGCTACTACAAGGCTACCTTTGACTTGCAGCAGCAGACAGGACTTGCTTATAGCTTCTCCGACTTACCTGAAACAGAAATCAAACGTTTAAAGGCGTTTAAATGGACGGGAGAGGCCTATTCGGACAGGATATGGTCAAACACTGGGGCGCTCGCTTCAAGCGTGAAAGATGAGCTTTTAGTAAGTCTTATGACTGGCCGAAGCGTAAGAGATACATCTCAAGCAATCGCTGAACGCTTTGAGGTTGGTAAAGGCAAAGCAAGACGTTTGGTGCGGACTGAGTCAGCGTTCTTTCATAACCAGATGGAACTGCTCAGCTATGAAGATGCTGAGATTACAAAGTATAAATTCGTAGCCGTGCTGGATAAACGGACATCGCATATCTGTCAACAACACGATAACAAGGTTTATAACACAGACGAGGCCGTTCCTGGTGTCAATTATCCACCTCTACATCCATGGTGTCGGTCTACGACTATCGCACACGATGATGATATCGACTACAGCAAGTTAGAACGTAGGGCTAGAAATCCTGAAACAGGCAAAGTCGAGTACGTTCCTGCTGATATGTCTTATAAAGAGTGGTATGATAAATACGTTGCAAAAGACAAAGGAAAGAGTTATAATCAGAACGTGAACACGATTGACTTAATGGCTAAACAACGCTCTTTCACAGTCGGGAATGATATTAGAGTCAAAACAAAGAAATTGACTGGAACGGATTTTGATTTTTGGGTACAAGATGACACAAAGAAAATACGAGATTCGGTTTTAAATGTTAATACTATTTTTCAAGAACTGGACTCCTATAAGAAACCAACTGTTGTATTTTTGAAAAAATCGAGACTTCCTGGTTTAGCGGGATATGATTATAAACAAGACACTATGTTTATAAGTGATGATTTCCATTCAGAAAAAGAATTCAAAGAAATTTTATCGGATGGATTTTTTGCTTCAAAAAACATCAGGGATGCGCTTATTCATGAGTTGACTCATGAAAAACATTGGGATTCTGCTAAAGCATTTTACAAAAAGAATAAAAAGAGGTATAATAACCTTGAAGAAGCAATGAAGGCATTAAATGCTCCGTTGGTGTCGTATGTGAAAACACAACAAAACCTTGATATGATGTATCTTCACAAAATTAGTATTAATGCGTTAGCTGCTTTTGAGAAAAATAATATCAATGAATTAGTAGCTGAAGTCGGTGTTTTAGCTGAAGACACACCAGATAAAATATTGTTACAAAAAGTTAAGGAGGTACTGAAATGGAAGTAATGGCGTTACCTAGTAAAGAAACAATGCAATTCTATACAGAAATTTATCCATGGGTAAAATCCAGTTACCCAGATGACGAAACTCCTAGATTTGTATTTCAAGAGGATACCCCTAATCACATTTTTGAAACGTTTAACCGTATTAAAGGTAAATTAGGTTACGAATATGCAAGGTAACTTTATGATACCTTTGAAATTAAACCAAAACTTGAATTTGCTTATTAATAGTTGTCAAAGCACCTAGAGAAATCTAAGTGCTTTTTTCATGCTCAGAAAGGAGGAACTTATGTTCATTTGGGAATGGGTATCAATCGCTTTTGGTTGGTTGGTATTTTTATTACTGGTATCTTTTATCTTTTTGTTTATCAAAAACTTAAACAAAGAGCTTAAGAAAAGAAAGTAGGTGATCCGACATCTTGACTGGTAGGAATAGACTGCTATAAATCACTGTAAATTGCTATAAACCGTATCAGAATTAATGCGGTTTTTGTATTTAAGAAAAGGAGAAACTGTGAAAGTCAAAGAACTTGCTGAACTTGTAGGAGAAGGAACATACTTCAATGTAACCAGTGGCGAAAAATGGCTAGAGGGTGAGCATTCAGTAGATTTTTTGAATTGTGAACTAGAAATAAAAAATATTTCCGTTTCTGCTTGTTCAACTATGATTATCGAAACATAACCGTATATAACCTATGCGGTTTTTATATTGTCCGAGCATTGATGACAAAAAAAGCCATGGAATTATATAGTCGGGGACGACTTTAAAAATAGGAGGTTCGTAATGAACGAAGAAACACAAACAGTCGAAACGGTTGAAGCTCAAGGGGTACCTGCAGAACCTACTATCGAGGAGCAACCGCAAGACGAGAAGAAGTACACAGACGCAGACGTTGATGAAATCATCAACAAGAAATTTGCTAAGTGGAAATCAGAGCAAGAAGCCAAAGAAAACGAAGCCAAGAAACTTGCTAAAATGAACGCTGACGAGAAACAGAAATATCAGTTAGATCAGCGTGAGCAAGAACTAGCTAACCGTGAACAGGTGCTTGCTCGTAAGGAATTGACCGCAGAAGCTAAGGCAATGCTAAGTGAACGTGGCTTACCAGTTGAATTAGTAGCCGTGGTCGATTTGTCAAATGCTGAAGCTGTGACCGAATCAGTCGCAAGCATTCAGAAGACGTGGGAGGATGCAGTACAGAAAGGTGTATCCGAACGCATGAAGGGTAGCGCACCTATTAAGACTGCGCCACAAAACAACAACGAGCTTACTAAGGCTCAATTTTACAGAATGAGCCATGCAGAAAAGGCGAACTTGAAACAGACAAACCCTGAACTGTATGATTCATTTTTGAATTAGAAGAAGGAGAATTTAAAAAATGACACAAACTAAAATTGCTAATCTAGTAAATCCTCAAGTTATGGGGGATATGGTAGCTGCTAAGTTACCTAAAAAACTACGTGTTGCACCATTTGCAACAATTGACCGTACTTTGGTCGGTGTACCTGGTAACACAATCACAGTACCATCTTACACATACATTGGTGATGCAGAAGACGTAAATGAAGGAGTAGAGGCTGGAGTAGTTACTCTTGGTACTTCTACTAAGACTGCTACAATCAAAAAAGCAATGAAGGCAGTAGAATTGACCGATGAGGCAGTTCTTTCAGGTTACGGAGATCCAGTAGGAAACGCAGAGAACCAACTTGCACTTGCAGTTGCATCTAAAATCGACAACGATGCCTTGGATGCTCTTTTAGCAACAAACACACGTAAGTACGACTCTAAAACTAAAGCAATCAGCTATGACGTTATCGTGGACGCTATTGATTTGTTTGAAGAAGAAGTTAATACTGAAAAAGTAATGTTTGTCAACCCTAAACAAGTAACTACTTTGCGTAAGGATCCTAACTTCATCTCAGCTGATAAATATCCAGCTAACGTTGTTATGACTGGTGAGATTGGTACAATTGCAAACACTCGCATCGTGCCTACTAAGAAAGTAAAACTTGACACAACTAGCGCATTTTACACTTGCCCTATCATCAAGCTTACTCATGATGACGAAACTGAACAGGACACTGCAGCATTGACAGTTTACCTTAAACGTGACCCGAACGTTGAAGTAGACCGTAAGTCTTTGAAACGTACTACTGAAATCTCAATTGATGAGTTCTACACAGTGGCTGTTTCTGACGACTCTAAGGTAGTGCTTGCGGAAATTAAGAAATAATGAAAGTTAAAGCTATACAATCATTCAATGACTGGGAAGCTGGGATTAGACGACAAGAAAATGAAGTCTTTGAAATTACGGACGAGCGCTTTGAGGTGCTTGAAAATAATTTAAAGGTCAGCTTCAGCGTGTCTATTTCGGATGTCCTTGAAATCATTGAAGAAGAAACCGAAATACAAGGAGACGAGACGACTCCTTTAGATTAGGAGGTCTTATGGAACTTGAAAAACTAAAAACATTGACAGGCGAGAGTGACGAGACAGTCCTCTCGTCTTTGATTTTAAGAGCTGAAAATATTATCTTATCTGAAACTAACCGAGACAAACTAACACCTGCCCTTGAAAGGTTGGTGCCTGAGATTGTTATCGAGCTCTATAACCGTTCAGGAAGCGAGGGAGAACAGTCAAGAAGCGAAGGTGGTATATCTGTTACCTACTCTGACAATGGGTTGTCTACGGGCGTTTTACAGCGTGTACGAATGCATCGCTTAGCAAGGGTGGCGGGTCATGTTTTTGAAAAAGAGTAGACTGAAACCCTACCCTCTCAGACGGTTTAAAAAGACTGTGTCAAATGAGGGAGTTGCTAAAGAAGGTTATGCGGACGAAGTTGAAGAAGTTAGACTTGAATTGTGGCCAGCGAGTAGCAATCTTCAATCTGAAATCTACGGAGAACGTCTAAACGATATCTTGAATGCAAACGCGATCAAGAATGCAGACATCAATGTTAAAGACGGGGTCTGTATCGATAGTAAGACAGAGGTCACGCATCGGGTTATTTCAAAGAAAGTATACAGTCAACATCAAGTCTTGGAGTTAGAACGTGTCAGAGCTTCTAGGGGCAGATAGACTCATAGCTAAATGCCGTAAATTGGCAAGCAAACAAGTAGGTGAGGATATCGTTTTACGTGCGGTACACAATGCTTCTAAGACTATTGTTCAGGCGGATGCTAAACTAAGAGCGCCATCAAATGATGGCGAGCTGAGAAACAGTATTAAGACTAGGGTTAAAATGGACGGAGACAAGGTCATAGGAGAGGTTTACACAAATCTACACTATGCTCCTTATGTCGAACTTGGAACTGGACCAAAAGGTCAAGCAAGCCACGCTGGGATTTCACCAGATGTGAACGTGTCTTATCGTTCCACACCTTGGTTCGTGCATGAAGACCAGATTGACGTAGGACCTTATCACTTCCAAAAAATGGGAGAGTTCTATAAAATGTATGGTCAGCCAGCGCAACCTTACTTGTATCCTGCCTTGAAAGAAAACCACGACCGCATATCAAACAACATTTCAAAATACGTTAGTAGAAAGATTAGAGAACAGATAAGATGATCAATATTAAGCCAGTTATTTATAAAGAATTGCAGAAGGTTGCAGATAATGTGACCGATACTTATCCAAGCGATTGGGAGACTTTCCCAGTCGTTATTTTTTTGGAAGAACAAAACAAGCCAGGCGACTGGTTCGACGATAAAGAACAAAAAACAACAATTCGCTATAAGGTTGATATCTTCGACAATGATAGCACTAGCAACCTCGCAGTAAAAATCAATGAGATTTTCGCTTCATTAGGCTTGCGTAGGATTGAAAGTCAAGATATCCCCGACCCCTCTCATTTGCGTCACAAGTTGATGCGCTTCGAGGGCATCGTCGACCTAGATTCACAATTGGTTTATCAATATAGAATGGAGAATTAATACATGTTAGCAAACGGAATTACGCTTTCTTATGGAACAGCTAAAGGAACTTACACCAAACTTGCAGGACTTAAAGAAGTACCTGAATTCGGTATTGAACCTGAAAAGGTTGAGAATACCACCCTTGAAGATAAGGTTAAAAAATATGAGTTTGGTATTGGCGATGCTGGAGAACTTGAGTATAAATTCGCATACAAGAATGACGGAGCAAATGCTCCTTACCGTGTCTTGCGTACAGCAGCAGACAACAAGACTAAACTTTTCTTTGAACAAGCATACCCAGACGGTACCAAGGTTAAATTTGAAGGTCAAGTATCTGTCAAACTTGGTGGCGGTGGTGTGAACTCTGTTATTGAGTTTACTCTTAAAATCGCATTACAGTCTGAACTTGAATTTACAGACGGAATTGGAGGTTAATTAAATGGCGTTACCTTACTCAATTTGGAAGATTAACGATGAGAAAGAGTTGAAACTACGACTTTCATCTCATCAAGCAACAAAAGTTGAAGAAAAAATCGGTATGAACCTATTGAAAATCTTCATGCCTGAAGCTGGCGAAGAGTTCACTTTGCCACCTTTAAAAGTTATGCTGTTGTTAGTTCACGGAGCATTGCAAAAGTATGAGAATGGATATTCTATTGATGATGTCTATGATCTGTACGATGAATACGTGGACAATGGTGGAGACCAAGCGACCTTCATGACAGAGGTTTTAATGCCACTGTTTGAAGTATCGGGTTTTACTCCACGAGGAAGCAAGGGCAAGAAAACTTCCAAGAAGAAAATGACAGTAGTCGAGTAATCTTAACGGTAACGCAGATTGTTGAGAGGCTTTACCCTATGTTTTTAGACATCGGGGGGGAGCCTCTCGTTTTTTGGGATTTAACGGTACTTGAAATCAGAGAAATGATTGAAAGCTATAACCGTGTCAAAAGACAAGAGCGTAAAGAGAAGATTATTGACTCTTATAGACTTTCGCAGATGATATCCAACCACATTTCCTTATTGTTATCTAAAGATGCCAAGGTCTTTGAGTTCTGGGAATATGCGCCTGAGTTATTTGTAGAAGAACAACAAGCGGTAGAACAGGAACGACAGAGACAAGCGTTTTTGTTGCATAAGGAACGGATGCGTGAATTTGCAGAAAGACATAATCGCAAAAGGAAGGAGGGAGTAAATGGCAACTCTTGATGAATTAAAAGTCATGATTGACGCTGAGATAGCGCCTTTCAAGAAAAAGATGAAAGAAGTTGAGAGTCAGGTCAAAGGGACATCTGACCAAGTGAAAAATGCCACTGCAAAAGTTCGTGAACAGTCAAACTCTATCGGTAGTGCGTTTGGCAAACTAGCCAAGTTCGCTGGTTTTGCCTATCTTGGAAAGAAATTGCTTGATGTTGGGATGTATTCAGCGCAGACAGCTCTTGAAGTATCAGCATCTATGAACCAAATCAAGCGACAGATGGGCGAGAGTTCGCAATCTTTCTTAAAATGGGTTAACGATAACGCCAACGCTATGAATATGGGGGTGGGCGAGGCTACTAACTACGGTGCAGTCTACTCAAACTTATTTTCTGGATTTATTAAAGATACTAATAAACTAAGCGCCTATACTGCTAAAATGTTGCAAACATCTGCAGTCGTGGCAGAAGGTTCAGGGCGTAGTATCACTGACGTTATGGAGCGGATTCGCTCTGGTTTGCTTGGTAATACGGAAGCGATAGACTTTTGTCGCACCGCTTAGAAATAGGCGGATTAAGAACTTACCAAAATCGGTAGAACTCTAAGTTTTAAGTAATTAAAATATGACGATACCGAGGTAAACTAAGCAATTAAAAAGGCTTAGTCACCGTAGAGCATAGGGATTGAACCTGTGCTTTTTGTTTTGTCAAAAAGTATAGAATAAAATATCCCCACGAGTGGTAAGCACCTAAACAATTCGGTTGTAGGTGAAAATATATGCCGAACTTACAAGAAATTGTAAGAAGTATGGATAAAAAGCCATGCGATAACATTATTGAGAAGATTTAGGAATCAACGTCAATGTGGCGATGATTCAGTCCACAGAAGCCTTTAAACGTTTTGCAAATGGTCAAAGCTGGAACCAGTTAGACTACCAAACACAACAACAAATCCGCCTTATGGCTATCTTGGAACAAGCCACAGCTAAGTATGGCACGACCTTGTCACAATCAGTAAACGGGCGCATTAGCTTGTTTAAATCATTGCTGAAAGACTCAGCTCTTAATATCGGTAACTCTATGTTGCCGATTATCAATGCTATTATGCCAGTCTTGAACTCTTTTGCTATGGTATTGAAAAATGTCACTGGCAAATTAGCAGAGTTTATTGCCTTGCTATTTAACAAGAAAGCGACTGTTAAAGATGGCGGTGTAGCTAGTGCAGCAAGTAGCGCTGGGGATGCTTTAAAAGATGCAGCAGGTGGAGCTGGTGACCTTGCTGATGCCATGGATGATGCAGATGATGCTTCAGGTGGTATGGCTGATAACTTAGACGACACTGCCAAGTCAGCTAAAAAAGCCGTTAAAGAGTTACTAGGTTTAATGGGATTTGATGAGATCAACCTTTTAAACAAAAAAGACGACCCTGACGACGGAGACGGGGCTGGCAAAGGTAGAGGTGGTGGCGGTGGTGGCAAAGGTAAGAAAGGAAAAGGAGGGGGCGGTGGCGCACCTTTCAAAGACATCTTACCAGAAGTTGCCTTAACCGACATGGACAACCAATTCAAGAGTATTTTTGACGGTCTTGGAGATAAATTAAAAGGCTTATTTGATTATTTAGCGAAACTTTGGGACTTATTTAAACAAGGTTTTTCTCTCTCGTTCAGATGGGATAGCCTTGAAAGACTGAAGAATGCCTTGAGTGGTATCTGGCAATCTATCAAAGATATCTTTGAGGATGGAACGGTCTTGCAAGCTGCAGCTCGCTTTGGAGAGAAACTGGCATTTGCATTAGGTCAGACGGCTGGAGCAATAGCCAATGTCGTCATGGGTATTGCAGTATTTCTTGCTGAAAGTCTGAACAAATCTTTAAACGACACCAAGTGGGACATCAAGTCATGGCTCATTCGTATGTTTGATATTAATGGCGACACGATTGCTAGTATCGGGAATATTGCGCAAAGTATCGGCCAAATCTTCTACGACACTATAACAAGTGAACCTGCTACAAATATCGGGGCTGGTCTTATCTCTGCATTCACATACGCATTTATGGGCGTTACTGAGCTTGTATCTAAATACACCCGAGATGTTGTAAAACAGATTGAAAAAGTAATCACGGGCAACCAAGGAAACATTACAGAAATGTTTACTAGTTTGCTCAAAGCTGCCGAGCCAGTTGTTGAAGCTCTGGCCAGCACCATGAAGTCCATCTTTGAAAAAGCTAATAAAGTCTATGACGAGCATATCAAGCCGTTAATTGACAAAGCTGGAGATTCAGTATCATCTATCGTCAAAACGTTCACGACCGTTTGGGATGAAAAAATCCAGCCGATTTTGGAAGAAATAGGTGCTGGGTTTGCAGATACGATTGAAAATCATATAGGTCCAGCGGTTGAGAAGTTCCTAGATTTACTAGGCAGTATTGCTGACTTGATTGGAGTCGTGTACGACAAACTTGAACCTTTAATTACTTTCATTATCGAGAAAATTATTAATGAGTTAGCACCTTCAATTAAGCGTGTTGGGGATGAATTAAAGACATTCTTTGATACACTTTCAGACATTGTATCTGGTGTCATTGATATCATTAAAGGTATCATCGATGTGATAACGGGTATCATCGATGGAGATATGTCCAAAATCACTGAAGGTTTTTCTAGTATCTTTAACGGGGTGCTTGAAATTGTGGAGGCTATATTCAAGGCGTTATTGAACTTAATTATTAACATTTTGACGAACATCTGGAATACAATTATTTCAACGTTCCAGAGTGCATGGGATGGAATTACCAACATTCTAGGCGGTGCTGGAGATTGGTTCTCTAATACATTCCAAGATGCATGGGATGCTATTGTCAATATATTCTCTGGTATCGGAGACTGGTTCTCTAATACATTCCAAGGTGCTTGGGATGCCATCGCTAATATTTTCGGTGATCTAGGTTCGTGGTTTGGCGATAGATGGTCAGATGTTACCAATGCCCTTTCCGAAGCGAACACTTGGTTAGGTGATAAATTCCAACAAGGCTGGGATGCGATTAGCAATGCATTTGGCAAGTTAGGTTCATGGTTTGGCGACCGTTGGAACGAATCAAAAGATGCACTTTCTGAAGCGAATACTTGGCTTGGAGAGAAATTCCAATCTGGTAGAGATAACGTGAATTCAACTTTTGAAAATGTCGGCTCTTGGTTCAGTGATAGATGGAATGATATTCAAAACGCTTTGAGAGAAATTCCAAATTGGTTTAGAAATCTGTTTAATGATGCTATGGAAAATGCTAAAAGTATTGTTAGAACTGGCATTGATAGACTGAAAAGTTTCTTTAATTTTAATTGGAGCTTACCAAAAATAAAGCTCCCTCATTTTAATATATCTGGTAGCTTTAGCTTGATGCCTCCAAGAATTCCATCATTCTCTGTAGATTGGTATGCACGAGGTGGTGTATTCAACTCTCCTAGCATTATTGGTGTCGGAGAAGCTGGCCAAGAAGCAGTAATGCCTCTTGAACGGAATACAGGCTGGATTTCTATCTTAGCTCAAAAATTAGCTGAAAGAATGCCTGTTAACAATGCACCTACAGGTTATTCACTACCGTCTGGAGACATCGTGATTCAGATTGGCGGTCACGAGTTCGGACGTGTAGCTATCCAAGAAATCAATCGAGAACAAGAACGTGCAGGACAAGTCTTGCTTAACATTTAAGGGGAGGTAAAATGGCACGCTTAATTATAAACGGGGTGGCTGTTAAGCCTCCCAAATCATTTCAGGTCGGTATTCAAGATATTGATGGAGAAACAGGGCGTAACGCTAACGGAGATATGGTGCGTGACCGTATCACAGTTAAACGCAAATTGGATTGTGAGTGGGGCATGCTGACTCAAGGAGAAATGAGTCAGCTTTTAAATGCCGTATCGCCTGAGTTTTTTACAGTATCCTATCCTGACCCGATGTCAGGACAAACAACTAAAACATTTTATGTTGGGGACAGAACGGCTCCGAGCTATTCATTTACTGAGAAATTCAAACCTTGGTCTGGTGCTAAGTTTAATCTGATAGAAAGGTAGGTTTTAAAATATGGACGTATTCAGACGACAGAAATTCAACGAAGCAATGTTTTCAAAAAACCGCACCCTTGCTATCAGAGTAGGGCAGTATCAATCCAGAGATATCAACGAGGCTAGTTTTGATTATGGCTATATCAAAGGCGATACCTACAAACCAGGGGGGACGTGCGCAGGTAGTGCCAAGATTGTTTTTGCGAGTGTGATCACATCATTCAGAAAATTAGATAAAGTCTACCCAGAGATTGGCCTTTTGGTCGACGGTACCTATGAGTGGGTCAAAATGGGAGAATATTTTATCAATGACATTGAGATTGACCGCAACCGTAAAACAACAGAGCTTGAACTCATGGATGGCATGTTTAAGTTGAACCGTGAATATGTCACAGAATTGACCTACCCAGCAGAAATCAGAAATGTAATCAAAGAGATTTGTTTAAAAACAGGTGTCGCATTAGCCAATGAGACCATGGGCATTGCATCCATGAATTATCGAATTGACAAAGTTCCTGAAGATAAAAAAATGACATTCCGAGACGTCTTGGGTCTATCAGCTCAAATGCTCGGGATGTCTTGTTTTTTTAACCGTGAAGGAAAACTTGAAGTCAAGGAGTTGACGGACTCTGGCATCGTGATAACTGCTGATAGCTATTTCATGCATGGATTGACAAAGAGTGAGATTGAGTATCAAATTGCAGGGATAACTTGTAAGAAAGATAAAGAAACGCTCACGGTTGGTTTGCGTACAGGTCGTTCGCTCGAAATTGAGAATGTGTTGATGTATCAGTCAGCTTTGGATAATCTCTATCACAGTATCAAGGACATTAGATATTATTCATACAGCCTGAATTATCAAGGGCATCTATTACTTGATGTTGGTCAGTGGGTAACTATTAAAACCAACACAGGAGAGACTTTCAAATCTCCAGTTTTGAGCCAATCTTTCAACTTTAAAGGCGGGCTTCGTGGTCGTATTAGTGCCGACAGCAAAGCTGGTAATGATGCGCAATATTCGTACGCTGGGACCATTACTAAAAAAATCGAGCAATTCAGCGAGTTTGGAAAACAACTTCAAAACCAAATTGAAGAAGCTGACAGGGAATTCGACAACAAAGTTAAAAAAATCAAAACGGACTTTGATGGCCAGATTGAATTGGTTAATGATAAGGTTAAAAAGGAAAATCAAAAACTTTCTGACGAAATTAATCGAAGATTTCACGAGTTCAGTCCAGAAGGTTTCGAAGAAGCAAAGAATAAAGCAGAAGAAGCTCTACGAAAGGTTGGAGCAAACGCTGATTTAGTCAAAGAAGCGAAGAAAATTGCAGACGAAAACGTCAGAAATTTAAACACATTCAAGGCAACAGCGGAAAGAGCGCAAGCGCAATTAAGCCAAGACGTTAACAACTTTAAAAATGAATACGGTTCAAAAATTCTTGAAGTCAATCAAACGACTGAAGGCATTAAAACGAAAATCGGAGAAATAACAACATTCGTTAATAAAGAAGGCCAACGTCAAGAAGAATTGAAGCGTTATGCTAGGGAAGAGACAGCTAGTCAAGCAACCGCTATTCGTGAAACTTTATCACGAGATTTTGTCGCTAAAAGCACCTTCACAGAAAATGTCGAGGGTATAAAACAACGTTTTGAATCACTCACAAGAGATAATGAAGCAAAGCTAGCAGAATACAAGCAAGGGATTGACGGACGTTTCACAGACATTGCAAGTCAAATTGCTGGTAAGGTCAATGAAGTAGACTTCCAACGAGTTAAGGAAACAAGCCAATTATACGAGCGTATTCTAGGAAGTAACGACTCAAACGTTGCTTCAAATATCGCACGTATGGCCTTGACCTCAGAATTATTTGAGGTCGAAGTAGGCAAGAAGTTTAGTAACCTTACTAATCTATTTTATGCGCCTACAAAAATTCCAAAATATATTTCATCAGTTGATACTGATAGACATTTAGAACGTGTTGGCTGGGGTGATCATGATGGTATTAGAATTAACTACACTGAGTCCATGACTGGTTGGTTAGGGGTTAGATTTCCTCTTACTAAAAGGTTTGTAAAAAAAGGAGAAAGTCTTGGTTATCGTATTGAGATTGCAGTGGATAAGGTACCAAATAATGGCAGAGTTCTAATTCAATTATTGGATAATACAGCTAATCTTGGCATGTACTATAATTCTCAAATAGAACTTACTAAAACTGGTAATCAGGTATGCACGGGGTATTTAGATATTCCTTATACTGGGGAATTGAACGAGTACTCACTTAGATTTACTCTGACGAGTCCAGGGAACATCGTTATTCATAAACCTATGATTATTGATAGGCGTTTAATTCCTGAAGAATTCGTGGATAGTACCGACTACAACAATGAGTATAATCGTGTGACTATGTCCTTAATGAAAGATAGTTTTGCCATCAAATCCTTAAATAGCGCAGGAGATCTCATTGCTGGTATTAACATTGGTGCTAACGGGAACAACCGCATTATTGGCCGAGCCACTCACATTACAGGCGAGACCTTAATTGACAATGCGGTCATCAAGTCGGCAATGATTGATAAACTCAAGACCGCTAACTTTGAAGCTGGTTCAGTAACTACTACTATTTTGGGAGCTGAAGCAGTCACGGCTGATAAGATGAAAATTGATACAGCGCTCATTAAAAAACTTGTATCACAACAAGCATTCGTTAATGAGTTATTTGCTCAAAGAGCGACAATTACTCGGATTCAATCAATTGATTTCACAGGCGAGCATATCCGAGGTGGGCGTATTTCGTCCATTAACGGAAGCACAACCTTCAATTTGCAAGATGGGTGGCTTGAAATGAACGCTCATGGCGTAGGTATTAAAAATCAATTCCCAGGTCGAGCGTTGCAATCACTCACATTTTGGCAAGGAACAATTAGAGGCGAAGGTTCTAGTGATATCCCTGGAGCATATATTGGACTTTTAAGTAGTCGTAACGGATTGATAGACCGAGATCATACGGCTGCTGGCCTTCAAATTTGGAACGGGAATAAAAGTGGCGACATCAGAACTATCGTATCTTTGTACGGTAAAAATATTGACTTTAGGCAACACGGTGCGGACAACTCTCCAGTAGTTCAGCTCGATATGGTTAAGAAAGAACTAATCGGACTCGAAAATATTATGATCAAAAATATTTACCTTAGCGTCATATTAGACCGTATTTTTGATAATTTCAGAAACATTTGGGATAAAGGGAATACTTACAGTCGTGGGTATTACTCAAATTGGAAATAAAAACAGAAGGGTAGAACATGAACACATCAGATAAAGTAATTAACGACTTAGCAATTCAACTTGCTAACAAAACGATCGAATGCGCCAATTACAAGGCGATTTATGAGGAAACGCAAACGCAACATCAAGAAGCTAATAGCCAACTTGAAAAAATCAACAAAGTCTTACAGTCAAATGATGAGCTAAAAACTCTATTTGACAAAGTAGCAGAAGAATTAGATAAACCACAGGAGGAACAATAATATATGACGTTTAAAGTAGTAAACAAATATTTACAAGACAACAACCGCACTTTCGTAGCAATTCGCCAAGAAGCGCCTTACACGGCTTTTGACCGTGTCCTGATTGGTGATCGTACCAATGAAACGGACGAAGTTCTTATCCAAGCGGTACTCGGTCAAGTAGCTACTGAACTAAACCCAGCAGATGGTGTGAAGAAATTACAAGAAGATTTACACACACAAGCTCAAGAATACGAGGTTAAACTAGCTGAGAAAGATGCTAAAATTGCAGAAGTTAAGGCAGTAGCAGATTGGGCGGTATTGGCTCGGGTAACTGACGTAGACAATCCACTAGATCCTACATTGTTTAAACGTGGTCTTGAATTGGTAGAGCTTGGTCAAAACGGCAAGACTTACCAACCACAAGAAATCTTCACAATTGAAAACCCTGGACATATTGAGAAGTTTCAGGAAGGAAAAAGGGTTATGGTTCAAGTCACTGAGCCGTTCACTTATCAAGGGCAGACAATAGAACAGTTGGAAGAATTGTACAAAAACGGGAAAATTGGACTTTGGAAGTGGATTGAACCAAAACCATCTAACGAGTTAGAAACACAACCTGTTCAATAGTCATCCAATTTAGAAAGAGGGTGGTTAGATTGGACTTTCTAACTTTAATAGATAAGCTTACGCCTGTTTTAGTTGTGATTATTCCAAGTTATTTTTCATTCAAGAGTACAAAAACTTCTAAAGAGGCTGACAAACGCCTTGAGGGTCTATCTAATAAGATAGATACCCTCGAGAAGTCAGTTTCAAGCGTGGAAGAGATTGGGAAAGATAACCAACGAAACTTGACGATTATCGGGAAAGGCTTGCAACGGTTACAGCGTTTTCGATTGCAAGAAAACTTAAAAAAAGCAATACGACGTGGAAAAACAAGTCAACATGAAATAGAAGAACTTTCAAGGCTTTATGAAAGCTATGTCGAATTGGGCGGAAACGGTGCTATCAAAATACTGTTTGAGAAATTTCTCAAACTAGAAATCATAGAGGAAAAATAATGAATAAAATTAACTGGTCTGTACGACTTAAAAATAAAAACTTTTGGCTTGCTTTAGTTCCAGCGTTGGCACTACTTGCACAAGCATTTGCGAATATCTTCAATCTTTCACTAGAGTTTGGCGATACAGTCGATAAAATTTTAGTGTTTATCAATGTTTTGTTTGCGTTTCTTGTATTGGTTGGTGTCGTTAACGACCCAACAACCGCTGGGCTATCAGATAGTGAAAGAGCATTGACTTATACAGAACCTAGTGAAGACTAAAAAATTCGAGAACCCTTTTGGGTTCTCTTTATTTTTAAAAAAGAAAGGGGGTAGCACTTGAAAAAGGTTATTGAGAGAAAATTAACTATTTCAGCCAACAATAGAGACGTAGATAGGCTTTATCAAGAATTTTATAGCAAAGATAAAGATATTGCTGAGTTCAAATTTACACTTGACAATTTGACCGCTACTAAGGTTATCTGCTTATTCTATTTCAAATGCACTAAGCGATATCAGGAAGTAGAAGCAGTAATTGAAGATAATTCATTCACAGTCCAATTTGATACATCATTGATCACGACAGATGAACCTGTTATTGGCTACATCTACTTTGAAAAAGTAGAGCAGTCAGCAGATGTATATAGCTTCTTATTTAATGTCCATGTGAGCGAAATTGATAAAGCAGTTAAAACACCACTCATTGAACGTGAATCAGGGCGAGTTGTTAACGTCAATGACATTGTGACCAAGCAAGAGTTGGATGAACTTTTTGCAAAAATCAAAGAGCAAGGTGGCACGTATGACGATAGCAATTTACGTAGTGAATTAAGCCATATTTCAGCCGATATTGAAGTCTTAAAGACAAAGACAGATAAAGATACTGTCTATGACGATAGCGCCTTAAAACAGCGTGTAGAGGCATTAGAGAACAGACAAGATAAGGACACTGTATATAACGATACAGAGGTTAAACGACGCTTAGAAAACTTAGAAAACAAGCCAAGTATAGATACTAGTGGCTTAGTTACTAAGCAAGAGTTGGAAAGTAAAGGTTATCTCACGCAGCATCAATCATTATCTGACTATGTAACAAAGCAAGAAATCCCTCAACCTTACAACGATCTGGAATTAAAAAAACGAGTCGAACGTTTAGAAAGTCAGCCTAACATTGATACAAGCAATCTTGCTACTAAAGAAGAATTGCGCAATATCTCACTAACGCCTGGACCTAAAGGGGACAAGGGAGAAACTGGCGAGCGTGGACTTGATGGTCAGCCTGGACCTAAAGGAGCAGACGGACTCCAAGGACCACAAGGTATTCAAGGCGAACGAGGGCAAGACGGACAAACGGGACCTCGTGGAGAACAAGGACCAATCGGACCTGCTGGTCCTAAAGGCGAAAATGGTCGTGATGGTGTCGGTATCCCTCAAAAACTAATCTTGACTGGAACAACATTAACCCTATCAGACGGTGGGGGTAGTGTTACACTTCCAAGTTCAACAAGCGGGAATACAGGCCAAGCTAATGAATACGAAATTCACGGGACAGGCATGCCAAACGGGAGAGTAGTTGCGCCCGTTGGGACGACTTATGTTGATACTAATGCTACAAACGGTGCTTTGAAGTGGATTAAACGAACTGGAAATGACAATCAAGGCTGGGAAATCTTGACGGGCGATACTGGATGGAGAAAGTTACGAGCGTATTCAATTTTAGGTAATTCAGCGGTACATGTTCGCCGTGTTAACAATCAAATCACATACAAATTTGACGGTCTGCAATGGGGATGGTTTGGTATTCTTAGACGCAATGGAGCTGGTTATGTACCACACCCTAGCAACAAAGAAAGAAAGCTGTTCATTATTAATAATGGTGATATACCGTATGGATTTAGAGCACCTTTCTCGTTAATCGGTCAAATCTTCAATGATAACGGCGTCCCTTATGGGACATGGTACATAGGTTCTGCTACTGACGCTAATCACTTGAGATTTCAATTCTTAGAACCAGTTCCGACAGACAGAGATATTGGCGATATTCGGGTATCATTAATATCTTATGTCACAGATGACCCATGGCCTACAACTTTACCATAAAATGAAAGGAAGAATATAAATGACAATAAATATTGAAAATGCTATTGCATGGATGCGAGCAAGACAAGGAAATGTGACTTATAGCATGGATCATCGTGATGGACCTTATTCATATGATTGTTCATCATCTGTATACTATGCATTGCGAGAAGCTGGAGCAGTGTCAGCAGGTTGGGCGGTCAATACTGAGTATGAACATGACTGGTTGATTAAAAACGGTTATGAGCTCATCTCTGAGAACCAACCTTGGGATGCCAAGCGTGGAGATATCTTTATTTGGGGTCGTCGTGGGTACTCTAGTGGTGCAGGTGGCCATACAGGTATGTTTGTAGATTCAGATAATATCATTCATTGCAATTATGCGTATAATGGTATCTCAATCAACAATCATGACGAGCGCTGGTATTATGCTGGACAACCTTATTTCTATATCTACCGATTAACAAATCCAAATGCTCAACCTGAAGAAGTGAAAAAAGGCTGGCAAAAGGATGAACAAGGGCACTGGTACGCTAGAGCAAATGGCTCTTATCCTAAAGCAGAATTTGAGTATATCGAAGAAAATAAATCATGGTTCTATTTTGATGAGTCGGGCTATGCTTATACTGACAAATGGCTACATCACACAGACGGCCAATGGTATTATTTTGACAAAGACGGTTACATGGCTACAAGCTGGAAGAAGATTGCTGATAAATGGTATTACTTCAACCGTGATGGATCAATGAAGACAGGCTGGGTTAAATACTACGATAAGTGGTATTACCTGGATGCTCAAAATGGCGATATGAAATCAGATTGCTTTGTTAAATACAATGACGGCTGGTACTTACTACTTCCAGACGGGCGTATGGCTGACAAGCCTGAGTTCACAGTAGAGCCTGACGGCTTGATTACAACTAAATAATAGAAAGATTCAAAATTTAATTACACTTGACCGCTCAGTTTTTGAGCGGTTTTTTTGTTTGCTCTGATAACGAGATATTTTAATGACCGTGAGAAATCACGGTTTTTTTGTTTGTTCAAAATAAAAAGCAGTGACCGAAATCACTGCTTATCAGATGTAGCAAATTCATAAAGTTTTTCTGCTGTGAGAAGGGCCATTTTGTCCATGCTTGTTTTTCCTTTTCTAAGATCAGAAACAGTAGTCCACGGAACGCCAGCGCCTTGTGAAATAGCAGATGTAGACATCGAACTGTCTAATAATTCTTGAATAACTTTTCTCATATTATTTGTCCTTTTTATTTTTGAGATAAATGTATACATTAATGGCAATTATAAAAATAGCTATTGCACTAACCATTGCTTTTCCTCTTTTCATTTGTTAAAATAGAGGTGTGAGGGGCTTTCGCCCCGACCTCTTAGCGTTTACCTTTTTCTTTTGCGGGATTTCGGTTTACGCTTTTTGTTTTGCCTTGCGACCGTTATTGCGGTTACTAGACTTGCGATAGCGGTTACTGTTTCAGGAATATTGTCTATTGCCTTTTCAAGTAACCTAAGCCAATCTTCTTTGTTCAACTTCCTCACCTCCTTTCCTTATCTTGATTATATTATATCACGGTATA